AGCAAGCCAGTTCCTAAGAATCTCGATGACTTGGATGTGCCTTTTTGATATGTGAATAACGGGGGAAAGCGGATGCTGACACAACAGGTTTGGACTCCCAAATGTCGGTGTAGCGAGTACCCCACCCAATTTTTAACAGGAGTTGATATGGTTTTTAACAGGAGTTCTCAAATGAGTTTATTAGACAAAACATGGTTTGGCGGTGAAGTAGAGAAGTTCTTTGGCTCACCAGCCTTCAAGTTGGCAAGGAAAGACTCGCCACAAACGAGCAAACAAGCGGCATTACTGGTCAACACGACTAGCCTAGAACAATTGGTTTACGAGACGATTGCCACATTCCCTGATGGCTGTATCCAAGATGAGGTGTTGGCAAGACTGCCAGGCAAGCCCTACTCTAGCGTCACAGCAAGATTTAAAGGATTGCTAGAAAAGGGGTATATTGAGGATACGGGTTTGACACGAGCAGGTTTGTCAGGCAAACAACAACGAGTTTTAAAGGTCAAAGTATGAGTGAAGTCTTAATCTTTGTAGCAGGGATGATTGCACCTGCTTTTGTAAGTGCAGTTCTAACCCTCTTTAAATGCTTTGAGGACGTAATCAGGAGCAAGGTCAAGTGATAGAGACAATCCTCACTATCTTTGTCTTACTCATGCTAGGCGCACTTATAGGCGTAGGCGTGTTATTCGCTGTCCTTTGGTTTAGCCAAGAGAAATAATGGAAAAACTTATGCTAACTCAATCTCGATTGAAAGAAGTTCTTTCTTATGATCCTGAAACTGGATTGTTTACAAGAGTTTCTACTAAGACTAGATATAAGGCTGGCTCTATATCTGGCTCTCCACAAAACAAGGGCTATGTTCAAATAATGATTGATTCATATAATTATTTGGCGCACAGACTTGCTTGGTTATATGTTTATGGAGAATTTCCAAAAGGTCAAATAGACCACATAAACAGGATAAAAACAGACAATAGGATTGCCAATCTTAGGGATGTTGATAACTCAATAAATCAACTAAATATTGGCGTTAGAAAACATAACTCTAGTGGCGTAACAGGAGTTATGAAAGACACAAGATCAAACAAATGGGTTGTGCAACTTATCTTTGACAACAAAAGACACTATCTTGGAAGATATGAAACTGTTGCAGAAGCAAAGATTGCCAGAGAAGAAAAGGAAAAAGAACTTATGCGCCTAAAACTTCAAGTGCATGGTTTGTGTGCTTGACCCTATCTTCATACCCGATAGTCCCGCCATTTATCCGTTTGGTTAAGGCTAGCCAATCTCCAGACTCAGCGATTTGATTGCAGTTATGAGTCGCCCAATACCAGCCAGCACTTATAGCGGCATATTGGGCAGTTCTCACTAGGTCTGGTTGCATCACAAAGTCAACCCCACAAGCCTTCCCTGCGTGGTAGAAATTATCGTGTCCCGTCAACTGTAACCAACCTGATCCACGAAACCGATACCCGTCACCAGAGGCTTCATCCCTATTTCCCATACGATTGCCGTAAATCCTGTTGGCAATACGTTTAGGCTGTCTTTCGTATGCCTTGGCCTCTTCAGGCGTAAATCCCCATGCCCTTTTAGGTGTTCTAGGGAACAATTTGAGCAATGTTTCAGCCCTATACATTAAATTTTCTTCAAGTGTCTTAAAGTTACCGCACTCATGACCGCATTGAGCAATGAAAGCCGCCTGTTGTCTAACTGTGTTTATATTCCACTTCTGGAATGTTTCTCTAAAGACACCCTCCAAACTAGGATCAATGTGTAGTTTTACCAATTGGTCAGCGTTTACTGTCATTTACTTTCTCCATTACTGCTTGGTAGGCTGATATACACGCATTTAACTGCAATGTGTTTCTATCCCCTTGGGCTACTATTTCTGCGATGGCGGCGAGGGTTTGTCGTTCTGCTTCGTCAGCAGTTGAGTTAGCCTGTCCGTTAGGTTGGCTTCCCGCTTTTGGGCTATCTCCGCTGGCAGGGGTGGGACTTGAACTGGTTTGTACGCAACTTGTGGACGGGAGGCGCACCCTACCAGCACGAATAGCACGATCAAGACTAGACTGTTTTTCAGTAATGGCATTGTTAGCCTCCATCAATTTAGTTGAGTTTTCATTAAGTTGTTTGGTGAGTTCTTGCTCTTTTACACGGGCTTCCTCGTTCTTGACAGCAATCTCTGCTTGCATCTCAATATCACGATCATCCCATCCCTTATGGTGTCCATAGAAATAGACGCTTACAGCCACCAAGATAGCACCCAATATCATCCAAGGATTAGGAATCATTCGTCAGCCCTCGCTAATGCCCTCTCATTGGCTATTTTCTCCTTCTCAGGGTCAATATAGTCAGGCGGAGTAGTAGGCGGTGGTGGTGCTCTCCATTCTTCATCGAGCGGAGGATTAACCCATGCAGGTAATGCACCTGAAGGCGATGTCCAAGTAGAGGTGCTAGGGGGCGTAGGGGGTGGTGTAGGGGTGCTAGGAGGGGGTGGAGGTGGTGCAGTAGAGGATAGTTTTTCAGAGACAGTCTGAACACCCTTACGGCTCATCACGCCACCAATGCCGCCCACAATGAGCAAAACAATGTCGTTCAGCATTTTGGCAAACGCTTGGTCAATCGGAGCCATGCTCTTAATAGGCTGAACCACAAAGGCTAGGCTATACAGCATAAAGATCACGATACCAGCAAGGATGATTGTTACGATTAGGACTACGCAAGCCCAAACTCGTATTTCAATTTCCTCTTGGCTCAGAAGCCGATTGATTTGGAATTTGTGGGGGTTGGACAACTTGTTTCTCCAATATAGGTGCTACGAGGTAATCAGGACAATCTTGGGTGAATTGGCAGTCAGGACGCTGACAGCGTTTGGCAGAGAAGTGCTTTGGGTCTTGGCAATAATACCGATAGCGGTCATCGCATCCCACTAGCAATAACAGCAACAAGACATACTTCATTTGGTTTCTTTCAGTTCTTGTTTCAATTTACGCAATTCTTTTATCTCACGCTTGAGTTGTGCTTTCATGTAAAGAGTCTCCACATAAGCCATTGAAGTTGCACCTACGACAACACAGAGCATCACTCCAATTAAAACCCACCAGATAAGTTTTGCAGTTGCCACATCAGCCACCCAAAGATCAATGAAATAAACCCAACAGCAACCAACCCACTTATCATCTCAATCTGGCGAATCTCCTCTTGTTCTTGTCTCCAACGCTCTATCCTTGCCCTTCGGATCATCTCCGACCTCGCCCACTCTTGCTCTTGCTCAATTTTTGCATACATCTTCAAGAATCTGCCATACAAGTCCTTCAACTCAGAGGGCGCATACACCATCGCCTCCCTTACTTGTTCCATCAGTTTCTCAAGTTGCAACTCAATTAGAGTCCTCTCAATCGCTTTCTTGCTACTATTTTGGTCAGGATCATAGACATTCTTTGATTCTTCCTCTAATGACCGATAGTGATTGTTGATTTGCTGTTGTGTATCGAATAAAAGACCAAGTTTCTCACCAATGTCCTTAATGAGTAAGAGTTCCATCTCCTCATAAGACTGTTGCTTCTTGGAAGCGGTTTTCGCTTTCGCCAGAGGCTTGGTGGCTTCTTCTGTTGGCTTGGACTTGGGCTTTCCGCTAAGTAGGCCAATGAGCCACTGCCAAATGCCCTTGATTGCCTTGACATCAGCAAGGACACCTTCAACTGTCTTCTTAGCACCTTCAAGTTCCATGCGCCCCTCATGGAGCATTGCACAGCCTTGCTTAATAAAGCCAACTGCACCTTGTGCCAACATGAGGAGAGAAAAAGGATCAATGGGATGCTCCTACGGCTGTGGGTTAGCCAAGGTAGTTCCTAGCAAGCCTGAATAGCCATAGTTAGGTTGCTGTGATGGGGTAACACCAGAGGCTATCTGTTTAACCGCTAATTCAGCCGCCCGTCTACGTAAAACGCTTTGTAGTTTGTCAGCCGTTAGACCTGCGCCAGCCAATGTTAGTGCGGCAGGAAGACTTTGCGTTCCAACTGCACCCATTATTCCTCCAGTAATAAATCTTGCTCTGAGAGGACTAAATGCACCTAATGCAGACAAAAGTTTATCTTGTGGCCCACCACTAGCAACAGACTTAATAACATTTTGTTCTTCTTCGCTAAAACGAGTCATTTTATTTTTGTTTGCCGCAATATTGATAAATCCTCTACGAATCAATTCGCTTTCAGATGCTCTTGGGTCTAATGCTTTACCCTCTGCTGTACTAAGCGCATCTTGAAGAATTTCTGCACGACTTTGATTGCGCCAATCTTTTCTAGCAGACATTACATTTTTAACTGCTTCGTCAAGTTTTCCAGAACCAGCAAATACATCGTTGCCATTTAATTTTGTTATGTAATTATCAACAGAGTCAATCATTACATTGCCAAGCCGTCTAGTATTTGGATCAGTATCACTACGCAAGTTGTTAGCCATTTTGCGTAATTCCTCTAATTTAGGAAAAGACACAAATCTATCGCCAACAATATCTCTCATTTTTGATAATGTATTGGCTATTTTTGGCTCATTTTGAGGAATATATTGATTTGAATTGAGATTTGTTTCAATGTCATCAACCATGCCAAGAACACTTTTTGGCTTAATATAAACTCCAGAATTATCTAAAGAGTTATATGATCTAGTTGCTCTTTGCCTGACTTCTTCCATTGTATAAAGTTGTGGTTGTGCTTCTCCAGTAACCTTACCAGCAATGCCTCCAACTTTTTGACCAACCTTTGCACCAACGCCCATTGCGGCAATCGTAGCCGCTATATCACTTCCTTGTTCTCCAAGAACACCTAAAGTTGCTTCTTTAGTTGCTTCTGCCGCAGGTTGAGCCGCAAAACCAGCCGCACCAGAAGCAGGAATTTGTTGAGCAAGATTAGCCGCTAATGCAGGGACTTTAGGAGCAAGTGCCGCTACTGTGCCTGTGCCCATCATTGCTTGCGTACCAGTTTGAACTGCTCTTTCAAGCATACCTTGAGGTTCTGGCAAACCAGCCTTGGTTAACATTTGACTTTGGGCTTGAGCAACAGAAGGCAATCTGCTTGGTGAGCCAACTATATTTGCACCAAGGTTGTATGCACTACGCAAACCTTCTAAAGTAACTGTTGCAGGCGCAGTTAAACCTTCATAAGCGGCACGACCAAACAAACCCGCTTGACGACCCAATTCTTGAGTCATAGAAGGTTGCTGTGCAGGTTGTGGTTGCTCAGTAGGTTGTGATTTAAACCCAAAATCTTCAGGCGTAGCAAGACCATTTCTAATGGCTTGGGTCATAACCTGACTTTTTGTCATGCCTTCAGGAATACCCTGAATAACTACTCCATTTGGTAATTCGATATCCATAGCAATTCCTTATTTAAGATCAGACCACTTAATTGTTTTTTGAGTTGATTCTGGTTGTAACTGTGGATTTCTATTAGAAAACTGACTTTTTTGTGGAGCAACATCAGATGGCGAAAGCCCAGGCAGTTCAGGCTTCTTAGGTTGCGTTGCTTTAACACGCTCTTCTGCCCTTACAGTTTTACTTTCAAGTTGTTTCAATAACCTTGTATATGTTTTATCAACTTTATCAAGATCATCCGCAAATGTCTTAGACTGTGGATCAAGTTTGGCAATAGTGCTTTGCAAAGCCTCAAACTCATTACGAGTAACTTGTCCAAGACCAGATGCACCAGTTTTACTAGCCTCTTTCAAAGCAGTAAGTTGAGACAAGGACAAGTTGGCTTTTATGCTATCTAAATTGTTTTGAAGCGTTTTTGCTTCTGTTAATGGCAATACAGATAAGAAACTTCCATATCCTGTTGTGTAGCCACTAATCAACTTTTTAGTTTCACCAATAACATCCTTAATGTCTTTCGTTCGGCTAGTCAATTCGTTTAAGGCTTCTGCTTGAGAAACTTTTGCTTCTTGAGATTCAGGAGTTTGAATGGTAGTAACACCACCAGCAGTTCCTGTTGTCTCAGCAAGTTTCAAGTATTTAGCAACATTCGGGGCGGCTAAACCAATGTTTAACGGATCAATTGTGGTTAGTTCGCCTGTTGTGTTATCACGGAATATTTTTGGCTTTAGTTCTTGAGCAACTTGATATCTCAAAGCACTTTCTTGCGTTGCACTTAGTGGTCTACCTTCTTTTAAAGCAACATCTGCTTCTGAAATTAACTTACGATTACGCTCAGAGGATGTAGTTGCCATCTGATATTCATTGGCTTTTTTGGCCTGTGCTTCACGCAAACCAATAGTTGCTTGAGATTCAGCCCGTTTTTGAGCAACCTCTGCTAAACCATAAGCACCTTGCATATCACCAATTTGGGCAAGTCTTGCAGATGCGGCTTGTAGGGCTTCTGGATTATTTAAATCAATACCTTGAATCACAGCATTTCGTGCGCTAATCATTTTTAACTGTGGGTCTTCAGCACCCAAAGCACCACCAATGCCACGACCTAGTTGTGCGGCAGAGGCGTAAAGACCTTCAGGAGTGCCAAATGATTTACCTTCTCTTAATGATTGCTCGTATTGCTGTCTTTCATACGATTGAGGAGTAATACCAAACAATCCACCTACGATATCTGTTGCCATGATTACTCCTTAAAAGTTTGCGTAGCCAAGTGGCACATAGTTACCATAGGGGTCTATTGTTGGTGACATCATGCCCTGACTTGTTATTCCACCCGTTGTTGGTGCGGTAGAACCAAAGTATGACCCTAAACCTTGTGCCAACAATGATGTTGGGCTACTCAGTCCACCAAGAACTGTTGCATATGGGTTAGTTGTCATAGCACCAGACAAGCCTATGGCATTACCTGCTGTTGTTCCCCTAATACCTAAATCTCCTGCTCTATATCCACCAACAGATGATTGTTGGGCAAGTCCTTGGCTTAGAGCAAATGGTTGTTGTGCCATGTTCTCCAACTGACCAGCCTGACCAAACAAACCTGTACCAAAGGTAACTTGTTGTTGACCCGCTTGTTGCGCTTGTGCCGCCAACTGTGCATCTTGTTGTGCCAAGGCGTTGTAATAGGCTTCTAACTCAGGATTAGCACCCATCAAACCTTGTGCTCCACTTGGACGCAAACCAGTAGAACCTACTGACAAACCACCACGACCTGTTTGGAATTGTTGGTTTCTAATGCTAGCCAACTGTCTCTGACGGCTAGGATCAAGCAAATCATATTGACTTGCCATGTATTTCTGAGCAACTTCTTCAGGAGACTGCGCTAAATATCCTGCGCCAAGACTTAGAAGGCGATTCTGAGCAGACGTAATCTCAGGTGCGGCTGTATACCCTGCACTTGTTAATTGACCTGTGGTTGGGTCAACTTGGAACTGAGATGTGCCAAAACGAGTAGTTGTACCAATAGGTCTGAACTGTGCGCCAGCAACGCCTTGTTGTGTTGCTTGACCAATTCTTGCTTGTGCTTGCTGTGCCGCTTGCCTATCCGCTTGCAATTGCATTAAGTTAGCGGCAGTTCCTACACCACCTTGGACAATCCCTTTTTGACTTAGGAAGTTCATTGCCCCTTGAGCCGCAGTACCACCAGCCGCCAATGCTCGTTTGATTGCGGCTTGTGTAGCCGCATCTATGGATGATAGAGCGTTATTTCCGCCATAGATTTGTGGAATTAAAGCATCAATTTGTTCTTGGGTATAAGGTGCGCTACCTGTGTCGTAGAAACCCTCGCCACCAGTTATATCTTGTGCAGGGATTGTGGTTGGCGAAAATAGTCCACTTGTTGTGTCAAAAGCGTCACCGCCACCATAATATGTGTAATCATCAACTGCCATGTTATTTGCTCCCGTTGTTCCTTGTCCTGAAGTTCCACCAGAACTTAATAAAGTAGATGGCGTTACTTGGCTTATTGCACCACTTGTTAATCCACCCGTTAATGCTTCTTCTGGTGACTTGCCACTTAGCAATCCACCCGTAGTCCCACCAGCCACATTGCCAGCAAAACTAGAACCAGTTTGTGCGCCTACTGCACCACCTACTTGACCAGCGGCTTGGCTAATAGCATAGTTTTTGGCAACGTCTTCAAGATCAGCGCCTTTGTCTAATGCAATTGCGGCTTGAGCCGCTGAGGTATAAGGAGCCGCTTGTCCTGCTGTTGCAACATTTATAACAGTTGCCCAACCGCCTGGGATTTCTTGATTTACTGTGTCATCAACGTCTGCCAAAGACTCTGTTACGCTACTTCCAACATCACTTACAACATCAGAAACGCTTTCTACAACGCTAGAAACACCGCCTTGAGGCTGAATTCTTCTGTCTCCCACATGGCGAAACGCACGAATGGGGAGGTCTGGTATACCTAATAAAGCAAGACTATTTCTCATATATTTGCCTTCCAGTTGTACTGTGGCAAGTCAGATGCTTGTACATTCAAGCCAACTCGTTTCATCAACTCCACAATTCCTTGGTTATCTGCTTTGCCATAGACAGTCTTAATGCCTAAAGCCTTACCTCTCCTAACAAAGCCAATAACAGCCTTTGCCAATGTTCTTGGGTTATCTTCAGTAAACAAATGAATTTCTGCTGATGTTGGGTTAATCTTACGAACTAGCAATACAGAATCACTTTCTTGCATCAGAACAGCAGACTTAGCCTTAACCAATGCGCTAACACTACGCAACGCTTTATTGGGGTCAATTTTGCGTTTTACCGCATCTGCTTTGATGATTTCTGATGCTTTCATGTTTACTCCTCAACCCATGCCAATGTAGACTCGTTCCAAACATAACGTTTGTTATCCGTAGGCATTGGTGCAGGCGCAGACCATAGACAAGTCTCCTCGCTCATAGTCCATGATGGATATGGCTTTGGAGGTATGAACGAATCTCTAATGCTGTCGTAGGTGTACCCAATGCCAGCATAGTTCTTACGAATATTTCCGTTATAACTTGTCTGCTTCCAGTTCCCACCTAGTAAAGATTCACAAAAAGCAATCCCCTTGGATTCGCTTTCAATGCCGTTTTCTAACAATTCTTCATTCACCACCACAATGACTTGTGTGACCATGCTTTGTTCGTTAAGTTTTGCAAAGTGTGCCATCAGAATGTGATACTCCCTGAACCAGTCCATTGATAAATTCGGTAGCCACCAGTTACTGTAATTGTTGGTGAGCCTGTTGTAGATGATGCCGCTGGATATGAGTCAACGTAGCGAATAATTACAACGCCCGAACCGCCAGCACCTCCAGAAGTTGATCCACCACCGCCACCACCGCCTAAGTTGGCAGTTCCCGCAGTTCCAGTTCCTGTACTTCCTGCGCCACCACCGCCAGAGCCACCGCCACCAGCAGTTTGACCTAATCCTGTTATAGCCCCTGCGCCTCCACCGCCTGCATAGGTTACAGAAGAACCTGTTATGGATGATGAAGAACCTGCCCCGCCTGTGCCTCCCGTTAGACCAGACCCATTCCCGCCAACAGCCCCTGCACCACCACCACCAGCAGGTGCTTGTGACGAGCCATTGCCACCATTGTTGCCTTGGCTTGGTGAAGTGCTTGGGGTATTGCCAGCACCACCAGTTCCGCCAGAAACATTGTAATTGTCTGAAGCGCCACCGCCAGAACCACCAGATTTACCATTGAAGGTTGTCGGACCAACTCCACCACCGCCACCTGTCGATGTAATGGTGCTAAATACAGAGTCAGAACCGTTATTGCCATCAGTACCTGTTGCTGTTCCTCCAGCGCCTACAGTAACTGTTGCGCTACCTGCCACAGACAAACTTCCTGTTCTGTAGCCTCCAGCACCCCCTCCTCCACCTTGACCAGTACCACCTGCACCACCACCAGCAATTACAAGATAGTCAACAGGTATAACTAATGCACTAGAAAAAAAGGAATTTTTAGAGGCAAACATTACGGTGTATATCCTTGGGAAGCAGAACCATACCAGTTAGTGCCATCAGCAACAAAAGTAAGAATATCCATCTTTCCTGCTGTTGCTGTAATCGTTGGTGCGCCAGCAGAACCAAACTTTACGCCTGTGAATGTTGCTGTTCCATTTCCTGTAGTTGCCGCTTGTTTAAGCAACAACACAAAAGATTTGCCAGCCGTTGCAGTAGGCATTGTAAATATGCAGGCAGTTGATGCTGTTAGGGTTGCAGTTTGTACCGTGCCATTGGTCAATGCCAAGGTAGACGTAGTAGTTACTGTACCAATAGCCACCACAGTTTCAACATAGTCGGTTACTGTTGGGTTTGTCAGGGTCTTGTTGGTTAGGGTATCAGTTGTTGCACGACCTACCAAAGTATCTGTTGATGTTGGTAAAGTTACAGTTCCAGTATTGCTGATTGTAGAGATAACAGGTGCTGTCAGAGTCTTATTTGTAAGTGTCTCTGTGCCTGTATAAGTAACAATAGATGCACTAGCCAATGTAGAAGCACCTGTTCCACCATTAGCAATAGGAAGCGTTCCTGTTACACCTGTACTTAAAGGTAAACCTGTGACATTGGTCATCACACCTGATGTTGGAGTTCCAAGCGCAGGGGTTACTAAGGTAGGAGAATTTAGATCAGCCTTTGTAGCAACTGCCGTAGCAATGTTGTCAAACTCTGTATTTATCTCAGTTCCCTTAACAACCTTATTTGCGTTACCAGATGCAAGCGCATCCTTTGCCGCAAAGTTAGTAATTTTTGTGTAATTAGACATATTTATTCCTTACCCAAGTTTTCCATTTTTAGCCTGAATTTCAATCTTTTGAATACTTATAGGCGCACCATTGATTTCAATTTCATATGCTGTTTGTACAACTTTGCCATAGCCTGATGCTTGTCCAACCAAAGTCCCAATTTGTACTCCTGTGGAATAGTATGCAACTGGAATACCATTTGCACCATATTCAGCAATTCCATATTCCGCTACTGTTGATATAGGAATAACCGCTTGTGTAGCGTAATACTGAGCAGAAAAATCATAAGACCATTTTATTGTAAATATTTGGTTTGTACCACCAATTACTACCACAGAAATCTTTTTCAGGATTGATGTTACATTTGCATCACCTAAATCAGCGTAGTTGGTGTAATACTGAAAACGATAGGTAGATTCATGGTCAAGATATGTCCCATACTTGCCAACATACCCATTCTTGCCAATCAGTAAATCACCATTTCTTTTTGCCAACAATGCAGTTGGTTCAATAGAGTCCCAAGTTGTTATCCT